ATGTACCCCCCCAATAATTAAATAACCAAACCAAAAAAAGCCAAAAAAGCCGAAAAAAGCCAATAACGGTGCGGATTGCAGCGATTTATTGAAGCTAGAACAAAAATAAATCAAAATACCATTATACTTCCATTTGCTTCAATTATGCTTCCGTTTTTATGGCGCTTTTATGCGATTTAAGAGCGTATTGTTCCATCTCAACTATAATTACTGCTCTTTTACGCTAAACCCTTTGTAAATCTAAGAAAAACAACTGCAACCTGCTCCACTTTTGGGGCTTTTTTTATGCCTTTTAAAACCCTTTTAAACCTATTTAAAGAAATCAGGTGTTTTAAACAAAATAGCCGTTTTTTCGTATTGGGTCACTCAATGGGTCACCTAATGGGTCACCAAAACTTGGTATTTTTTTGACAGCTACAAACCCCCTTATGGCAATTTTAACCCCACTTTTGGCAGTAAAACGATACTGAACGCCCCCCCTTATGGCAAGAGCCTAAAAAAAAGCAATATACTTAAAATGCTTTGAAACAATTAGTTAAGCGATGTTGTGGAAAATAGAAATTTTAAAAACTTGTGTGTACAATAGTGTGCGTGTATGCGCATGGTATTTACATTTGTGTTTAAACACACACAAATGGCAACAACAGAACCCACATTTATAGTGCTTGCAACCGGGCATGTACTCTACTTTAATATTGGGCAGGTTGTTTACCTCAAAACGGATAAGGATCAGTTGGAGAGAATTGTTACAGGTGTATTCTTATCACCCAATAAACAAGTGACATACTATCTGTCTTTTTTGGGTAACGAAACAAAGCACTACGACTTTGAAATTGACGCAGAAAAGGATATTATTAAAGCTACCAGTAATTAAAGGAATTTAGAAGACGACAAACAATATACTAGAAGTGCAATTATCGCAGTAAAAAATGAATAAGTGGCAATCCATTCTAAAACAGAAAAGTAAAAAGGCTCTTTCGTGGTTGCGTGAGTTAACGGAGAATTTAAATTTTTCAATTTATGAATGTAGTGTTGTACAACTACATTGCGAAACTTGCGGAGCATATTCACTTCCGCACGTAGTAGAAGCAATATTGAAAGACAAGATATTGCTAATAATACCTGACAAAATAGAATACTGTAAATGCCAATTATCGAAAGATGATCATCCTTTTGATTTAAAGCTATTAGAATTCCCAGTAATGTTGCTGAAACAAAAAGAAGTTGTTTATAATACGAATATTTGTATTCATCCAGTTTTCCCTTGATGAATTCATTACTCTTTTTGAAGTTTTCAACTACCTCTTTAATTTTATTTGATTCGAGTTCCATTTCTACTTCATTGAATTAATTCTTATACTGGCCTTAACAATTGCAAGCGCGCGAATGGAGCTTTTCTTTATATCGAAAGCATCGTGGTGTTGGTTCTGCGAAACGAGTTTAATATAATCTTCTCCTTTTTCTGACTTGTGGATGTATTTCACGACCACATAATCGTCCCCGTCCTGATCAATCCCAATTATGTACATTTCTCCAAAGAAATAAATACCATTTACCGCATCTTGAATTTGTTTGTACATAACAATATCTCCTGACTTGAGCAGTGGATACATTGAATCTCCACTTACTTTTATTGCACCATCACATTTAGGAATACCAGGAATGCGAATATGATCTATTGGGTTGTCGTGGCTATCCGAAAACAAAGAAACAATCCCTGCAGATGCCTCTAAATCATACAATGGGATGTCTTGCGAACTATCAATTACCTTGTCTTTTGAGGAATTAAACACATTTACTCCTCCCGGTTCTGCCGTATCTCTGAGCATCTCACCCTTGCCTGTAAGGAGCCAATCGGCATTAATATCAGTAAAATATTTGAGAAACTTTTCTAATGTATCTGTTTTTATTGTAGTTTTGGATTTAAAGGGTTTAGATAATGCTCCGTTAGAAATATCTAACATTTTCTCAGCATTACTTACAGTTACGCGTGTTCGTTCAAGGTATTCACGCAGTCGTTCTACAATTGTTTCCATAGCTCAATTAAAATAATTTGAAAGTTTTCTCAATTTAATTTGCAATTGAGAAAACTTTCTATTTATATTTGTTGCATAAATAACGAACAGCAAATACAATGAGCGAAACTAAGACAAAAAAGCGAACGCACCAAAACTTAAACGGATTGGTTGTGGTGCGATTGATGGAGAAGTACGGATTTAGTCGCAGATATATTCAAATGTCTGTGAGAGGCGAACGCCAATCAGAAGCATCCGACATTCTAAAAAAAGAATACAAACTGATGTGTGAGGAAATAGATCAGTTGCTAAAATCCAAAAATGAATTAATCCAAAAATAGATCAATGGAAGCTACTACCCCAATCATCCTAAAAGACGAACTTATCAATGAGCTGAAAATCAAGTTCGGGTTTACAAATCGCTACATAAGAGGCGCGGTTAGAGGAGTCATCACCACGGGAACTGCCAAGTTTATCAAAGAGCAGTATGAGAAATTGAGCACAATTAAATCTTAAACATTAATAATTCAAAAATCAAAACTATGTCACAAAACCACATCCCAGCACCTTGGACACATCACCCCGGATCAGGCGATATTTACAAAGACGGATACCTTATTGCTTCTGTTCGTTTGAATAGCCACAATATCGAACCAGAAGAAAGAGCAACCGCACAACGAATTGTTCAATGTGTGAACGCGCTTGAAGAAATTGAAAACCCAACACAACTAGTCGAGGATTACAAATCAATGAAAGCTCTCCTTAAAGAAATGCTGATGATTTGGGACAGGGGCGATAGTGTTTCGGCAAATTGTGTTTATCCAAATGCTGTGAGGTTTGCTTTAGGGGTTGAACAAAAAAGGGTACAGCCTAAGGAAAAAAAACCAGAATTATCACTTCAATCTTTAAAGCTACTTTCTGATGCAGTTAGCAATACCATAGATTTGGCTTTGGAACTAGAAGAAACAATACCAGGAAATTTAGATGCTATTCCAAATACTTCAATTCCTGTTCAGATTGATATTGCGATAACTCGTCAAGGTCGTAAAAAACTAGAATTTCACCAAGGCGAAAAGATCGTTGCATCACTTTTGCATCAAGTTCAAAAACTTCTTTTAACCAATGCGGGGGGATTAAATGAGATTCGAGAGTTTTGTAAACAGCCACTCGGACATAAGAATAAACTTCGCCTTCATTTGATAGATCATATTTGTGCAGAATGCTACAATACAACTTGTAGCAAATGCAAAGATGTTTGTAATGGGCAACAATTCGTTTGTAATCCTTCTCAGAACCACTAAAGTAAAATGATATATATATAAAGAAATCTCCGGTGTCCTTTTGACCCGTGCCACGCCAAAATAATTTTTTCATACTCACTACAATTTTAAGATTAGATACCTCAAATGTAGTGATTTTCAAAGTAAGCTCAGTGGCTAGAGCTACCTCCAGTAGTGGGAGGTGTGTGCGGGTTCGAATCCCGCCTTTGAAACCAACCAAACGATGTTACCACCACGCGCAACACTGCCGTAAAAGCCCCGATGATGAGTCGGGGTGACATCGAAAACAAAATTGATTATTAACTATGAAACCTGAAAAAATCACTCCTTACGAAATCCACAACGGAAAGCTTGGCGTAAAAATCAAGTTTCTACAATCCGACCGTGAGCCGCACCCGGAAAGCTTGAATTTGATTAGCTACAAGGCAATCAATCAACGCTTGGCATCGCACGCATCGCCTGAGAAGCAATTGAGAAGAGCTTGTAAATTTCATTCGGGATTAATCGAGTGGGATTCTATCAACCGCCACTGGCAATCTTGCTTGATTTTGAAATTTGGCGAGCCGAAAAAAATAGCACAAAAGCAGTTGTTTGAAAAATACTACTTGATTGATGTGGCGGCAAATCGCTTCTACCGTGGTTATATTTTTGGTGAAGAGCGCCGAAAACTATCAGAGGAGTTGATTGATGAATACACTATGAATGCCTCGGTTCTTAACGCGCTCAAAATCATCAAAGAGCAAAGTAGAACCATTCGCAAAAATCTAGGCGAACAAACAGTTGGTAATATTTGGCCAATGGTCACGCAAGAGATAAACGAGTTTAGAAACATCGTTCCGCATACGCTTCCTCCTTCACAAGAAGCATTGCGCAAGAAATATGCTCGGTATGAGAAAGTTGGTTACAAATCATTGATTTCACTAAAACTTGGAACATCCAATGCCTCCAAAATTTCAAGAGGCTCAGGTAAAAATGGTGATTGGTTCCTTGCAATGTACTGCTTGCCAACAAAATTGAGCGTTCCTCAACTACTTGAACAATATAACCTCATTCGCGAATCCAAAGAATGGCAGGCGGTGACAGAACAGGCGGTTAATAATTTCCTTCACGAACCTGCTCAAAAACGCATTTGGATGTACAAACGCCACGGAGTTGAAGAGTGGAAAAATGAATTTGGTCACACGCTTTCAAGAGATCGTTCACGTTGGTTTCCTAATGTATATTGGTCAATTGACGGAACGAAACTTGACCTTATCTACCTCGACACCATTATTGATAAAAAAACAGGTAAAGAGCGCACAGACATAGTTGCCAATAGCAAAATAAACATTGTGTTCGATATCTACTCCGAAAAGATTCTTGGCTGGAGCTTATCCGAAACCGAAAACATGAGCGATCATTTCACGGCTGTTAAAATGGCATTCAACACGGCAGGCTGTCGTCCGTTTTTGTTCACCTACGATAATCAATCGGGGCATAAATCAAAAGTGATGCAGGACCTCTATACCAATATGGTTGCAATCAATGGCGGAACGCATTACCCACATCAAGCCTACCGTCACAGTTCACCGGTTGAGGGAATCTTAAACAGACTTCAAAAACAACATATTTCTACTCTTTGGTTCTCTGACAAACAATCGATAAAAGTGAGAAATGCTGACAATCGCCCAAATATGGATTTCATAATGGCTAATAAACACCTATTGAAAACCAAAGCGGAGGTGATTAAGATTTGGGAAACAATTGTGTATATGTGGAATAATGCCGAGCATCCGAAATTCAAAGACCAAGCACGAAATGCGGTTTATCATCATGAAATGAAGCTGAAAGAAGAAATAGATTACTTGGACCAATCTTCATTATTCTGGGTCAACCAAACGCAGCCAATCACTTATTTCAGCCACGGCATCAAAATGAAATTACACGAGCGCATCTATGAATTTGAGGTGTATGATTCGGAAGGTTTGCCAGATAGCGATTTCAGAGCCAACAACATCACTAAAAAATTCATTATCAAATACGACCCTGAGTATTTAAACCAGTTTGTGAAACTATACCAGGAAACTGAAAACGGTTTGGTATTCGTTGCCACGGCCGAGAAGAAAAAACAATTTGAGGTAGTTCCCGCCTTGATGCACGAAGGCGAAAAAGCATTAGCCATCAAACACATCGAAACCGACAAGCGCGAAATAGCTGCCATTGAAGAAATAGTTAAAAAATTGGTTGCCTCAACAGGCGTTTCAACCGAAAAGCTAATCGATGACCAGGACCTACTCATCAAGTACGGTGGCAAACTACCAAAAAGCCAACGCAATGAGCTTGAAAAAGTAAGCTACGCAAGACTATAAAAGCAACAAAAACAACAATAACACATGACACCAAATCAAAAACAAAAAATTGCAAACGAGCTTGAGAAACTCGTTGCCAAATCAAGCGGAAAGAAGGTAGCTAATAAAGCTGGAGTTTCAAACGCCACGATTTCTCAAATGATAAACGGAAAGTGGGAACTAATCGCCGATGAAATGTGGCGCAAGGTTTCTGTAACGCTGCGAATTGAGGACTCATGGAACACGGCTATCACAGCCAACTTCACACTCATCACCGAGCTGATTGAAGCTGCAAAGAAACGTCACATGTCAATCGGTATTTCTTACGACGCTGGTCATGGAAAAAGTCACACTTATAAAGCATTTGAGCGCGCTGAAAACAATGTGATTTACGTGGAGTGCAAAAACTACTGGAGCAAAAAAAGCTACGTGAAAGCTTTATTGACTGCCTGTGGAATGGAAGTGTTTGGCACAACTGAAGAAATGATTGAAGCATTCATCGACCACGTTATGGGGATGGAAGCTCCGATTGTAATCATCGACCAGATGGATAAGTTGAAAGACCCACAAATGGACTTATTCATGGATTTCTACAACGATTTATACAACCACTGTGGTTTTGTGTTGTCGGGAGTTCCTGCCTTGAAAAAACGCATTTTGAAAGGCGTACAGCGTGATAAAATTGGTTACTGCGAATTGTGGTCTCGCATTGGTAGAAAATTCATTGCACTTGACCCTACCTCTTTAAAAGACGTGCGCCTGATTTGTCATGCAAATGGTTTAACGGATGAAAACGAGGTAGAGAAAGCTTTTGCCGAATCGCAAGGAGATTTAAGAAGAGTTAGAAGAGAGGTTGAAAAATATTACTTGTTGCAAAAATGAGAGCACTTAGTCCACATAATATTTATTCACGCGTTCACAAAACCTTTAAGTTTTCAAACGAGTTTGAGGCACTGATGGGCGCTCCCGAAACAACAGGCGTTTGGATTATTTACGGCAAAGAGAAAAACGGCAAAACGTGGTTCACACTCCGATTAGCTAACTATTTGTCAACCCTTGCCAAAGTTTTGTATGTTTCGGCTGAAGAAGGAACTAGCGCCGCTTTCGTGAGTGCCTGCTACCGTGCCAACATTGGAAGCGACAACCGAAACCTAGCTTTTTTGGAATACACGGAACTAGATGAAATCACAGACCGCCTAAAAAAACGCCGTGCGCCTGAGGTTCTTATCCTCGACAACGCCACCATTTATGAAGATGATTTCAGAGCAGGAGGTTTTCGCAAATTCATTCAGAAAAACCCAAACATCCTTGTGATTCTTGTGGCACACGAAGAGCGAGGAGAGCCCTACACAGCAGCTGCGAAACTTGCCAAAAAACTTGCTTCCATAATCATCCGAGTAGAGGGATTGAAAGCTTTCGTTTCGGGCAGATGTCCGGGCGGAGAAATAGCCATTGATTACGATAAATCAGAATTATACCACTTAGCAAAATAACACCATGAAAACAATAACACACATCGACACACAGCGCACTGAAGGAATAGTAAACCCTTTGTTGGTGCAAGAGTCATTTTCATTTTCAGAAATTGAATATAAGCAATTCATCTATGAGTTAGGATTGAGGTTCCTTAAAGAATTTTATGTTCAAGACGATTTAGCCATTAAAATGGTAGAGCGTTCGATTTACTTCTGGAAGTGGTGGAAAAATGAGTATTTGCAACTTGAAAAGAAATTATACGACACCTTCTACGACCACAAAATCAACCCAGAAAAAGAGAATTTCAAAGGCGCAATGACTCAATTAATCATCCATCAATTGACTTATGAAAGCTACCTAACATTTTTGAAAATCTACAAAGATAAACTCCGATGCCAAAATATATAGACAAGGAGAACCCGGAGCAGAACCCACGCAATATCCCACAGTTCAGGAATCGGATAAAAGCACTGGAGGAACAAAAAGAGGGGCTTTATAAAGAGCTTCAATTCTGCAGGGAAAACAAAGAGTGGTTTGAAATCGTGAGAGCAATAAACAACCTATCTGTTGACCTTGACAACCTCAAAAAGCAATACGCTTTTAGAAACACAAAATCGGACTTTGTTCCGGATCAATATGTAATAATTAAATAAATATAAATGGAAACACAAACAGTACCAGTCGAGGAACTATCCATAGAACAAATGGAAGCAATCCTAAATGAAAAAAAGGCAAAGCAGGCTAAGCTTCGCGAAAAGGAAAGACAAAATTATGAGATTGAGCGCGATGAACTCGTTGAAACAATGGTTGCAAAAGCGCGCGACATTTCAGGCATTTTAAAGTCATTTAAAACAGACTTAAATGTAGTATTTGACGAGCACCAATTACGCCTGCAGGAGTACGGCGGAATTCGTTCCAACTCTAAAGGTGGTTTTTCATTACAACATTCAAATGGCGAGTTAAAAGCAGTTCGCACACGTTCAACTCAACCTGTTTGGGATGAGCGTTCAACAAAAGCCTTGGAGCTAATATCTGATTTCATGCAAGACACAGTAAAGAAAAAGGACTTGAAACTGTATGAGATTTTGAAAAGCTTCATTCAACGCAATGAAAAGGGTGAGCTGGAGTATTCTAAAGTAATGCACCTTTTAAGCCATAAGGATAAATATGATGACCCTCGTTGGGTTGAAGGATTGAACTTAATACAAGAATCCTATTCAATTTCATTGCGTGGCTATGGTTTTGACTTCTTTGCGAAAGATGACCAAGGTAAATGGCTAAAAATAGAAATCAACTTCACGGCTATCTAATGGGATTCTTTGATTTTTGGAAGCGTAAGAATAATAGTAGAATTCTTCCACAGCAAAAAACCAAGCGTATTAATAAGATTGGCCAACCTGCACCTCGTGAATATTTGGTTCAATGTGAAATAGTTTACAAAGGCACGCCACTAAGTACTGTTTCTCTTAAAATAAAAGCTCCTTCTTCAGCGGTTGCGGAGAAATTAGTGAAGGAGCATGTGGAACTGAAACCATCAAAAATTAATCAAATTAAAAATAAATAATCAGGCTCTGGTAAGCCACTCCCCATTGCACTCAATCGGCAAGGATGCCGTGGGGAGTTTTTAAAACTCAAAAATCCTATGAAAAATAAAATTCCATTTCGACAAAGACAAAAAGCCATGTTCGGCTTATTACTAATCACAATGTTAACTTATATGGTGATGGTGGTTAATATTTTATATGGCTTAGAAATCGATCGCAAATACATAGCAGCGCCAGGAATATGTTACATGCTATTTTGCTTAATCGTAATTATCTATTTCCGCATTTTGAATTGGTGGGAAATGCTAACTATGTGGTTTGACAGAAAATCAGAAGATGAAAGGAGTGATGATTAAATGGTCGCCTGAGATGATTGAAAAGCTTCGAACTGAATTTCCCAATCGAATAACTATTGATATAGCAAAGGAGTTAGGAGTTTCACTGCGAAGTGCCATTCGAAAGGCAAGAGAAATTGGAGTTGAAAAGCGCGAAAACTTTCTTGATGACTTTAGGAGTGAAATAACCAAAAGGGCTACCGCCAAAAAGCCACCAAACCCCAACAAAGGAAATAAAGATTTTCGTATTCCGGGAGGTGAGCAGTACCAGTTCCGAGTCGGACAACCACAAGTTAGGAAAAACTATGAGCGCATCCATCAGAAGAGAAACGAAACAATCAAGCGTGAAAAGCTGCGCTTAAAATACGGCTTAAGACAAGAAACAAAATTGAAACTAGTAAATATCTATTAACATGAATTACACCAAAAATTTAGGAATGAAACTTAGGTCGCAAGGCTTCGAGTTTCAGTCATCAGTTAAAAACAAAGAGGTCGATTATGAAGACTGGAAAAAAGACCAGATTGAAGTTACAGTTGACCACGCAATGCAACAAGCGCCAATAATATTTAACGGTGGCTTTGGTGAAGATATTGAAGTCAAAGGAGTAAGAACAATGTCAGAACTTAAGATGCTCCACCGCCTTATTTACGGCGCAAAATCAACTCGAATCAATAACGAAGACGGCGACTAAAATGAAAGCAACACCAACACTCAAGGGAAATGTTAAGTTGATCAGATGCACCAACTGTAACTACAAGCACACCAAAGACCTCCGTATTATAATCAACAATATGTACGTGTGCCCAAAGTGCCACGAGGAGGTTTACAAATTAGATATTAATGCTTTAATCAATCAGAACTAATGCCAACGTTTTTAATAAAAAAAGAAAAGACGATTACTCGTCAACAGGGCGATACTTCAGACGTAACTTTTGTTTTTCCTGATGTAATTCCACCCGCTGCTTATTCGATAAATTTTTCTGTTTGGTCTAATGTATCTCAAGGCGATTTGCTTTTTGAAAAAGACCAATCACAAATGCAAATCGAGGATCAAACAGTTACAGTACCAATTTCAAGCGAGGAAACATCACAATTTAGCGGGGAGAGATATTGGGAGCTGAGAATCTTTAATGAGCATACAAGTCACACGATTGGTAAAGGAATTTTTAAAGTTTTGAAGACTTATGGACACAATTGAAATTGACATTGAAATCGTTGAGCCTGTACTTCTTGAAATTGGAGTAGAAAGTGAAATGATTGTAAACCCAACACCTGCACCGGCATTTATTAAGGGTGATAAGGGTGATGCGTTTACATACGAAGATTTTACTCCAGAGCAAATTGCGGATTTAAAAGGAGAAAAAGGTGATGCGTTTACGTACGAAGATTTTACTCCAGAGCAAATTGCGGATTTAAAAGGAGAAAAGGGGGATGCGTTTACATACGAGGATTTTACTCCAGAGCAAATTGCGGATTTAAAAGGAGAAAAAGGCGAACCTGGAGAAACAGGGGTTTGGCGACATATAAGTGCGCAAGATTCAGCGCCAGTAACAGGAACAACAATAAACACGATAATTAGATCAGTTTTAATTCCTGCTAATACTTTGACTGATAATTGTGTTCTTAACATAATTCAGAATCAATTTGAGAAATTAATACCATCTACTAATAATGTTAATGTTAGAATTTACATTAATAATGCAAACACATTAAGTAATGCATCATTATTGTCTAATCGATTAAATTATACTGGTCGATATTTTCAGCTACGAAGAAATTTTGTTTATGACGGAGTTTCAATAAAAGGATTTAACGCTAATTCTAACATTGCACTAGAGTCTGAGTTGGCTAATAACCCGCCAACAAGAACAGCCGTAGATAAATCGGTTGATTTATGGCTAATATTTGCCGTACAATTAGCCATTAGTGATGATCAATTTATACAAACAGCTTTACAAATCGAAATATGTACACAATTATAGATAACTCAGGCAAAGTGCTTTATTGCCGTCATGATTTTTCGCCAGTAGCTGGAGAGATTTCAATTAGCACACTTCTAACCGAGCCCATGCATAATCCATACTGGGATTTTGAAAATGAAATCTTCTACGATAAAGTTGAACCTCAAACTACGGAAAATGAATAAACATTTCGTAAAAATCACCAACACATACGTGCCAAAAAACAAATTGCAGGAGGCAATTAGTGAAGCCTTCAAATCTTATGATGGCGTTTTGCTTGAAAAAAAGTTTAAGCAACCATTCCTTAAAGAATTGGAGGATTACATTAATATTATCAATAGTAAGTTTAAGCGCTGTACGCCTGCTGGGTTAGAAGTTTTCAGTCTTGACAAAACTGATACTGGAGTTTATATCGAGGGCGTTTTGTCAATGAGTATTTACCAAGTAAAAGTATCGGCATGAGCTACGCACACTACTTCGCACTCGAGCGCTCAATCAAAGAACTTGGCTTCGACGTTGAGCGTTCAGAACTCATTGAGCAGTTTACGGATGGCCAAAAAAAAAGCCTCAAGGAATTATCTGCAGATGAATATACGCGCTTCACAACTTGGCTTCATACAACCTTCATTCAAGGTGGTTCTCGCTCTGATGGACGCTCGACACACTCAACCGCTGCCAACTCAAAATATGGTCCTTTGAATGTAATGCGCCGCAAGTTGCTGGCTCTATTCTTCAAAATGGGCTACCAAAAAAACGGCAAAACAAACGCTCAAGCTGTTGACGCCTGGTGTCGAAAATACGGCAAGTTCCACAAAGGGCTTAATGAAATGGACGGCGTGGAACTACCTGCAGTAATTACTCAAGCCGAGGCAATGTATCAAACATTTTTAGAAGGACTTTAAAACTGATTTAAAATGAATTTAAAACTAACAGGAAACGAATTACATTCTATTATCAATTCACTTTCTTTTACTAAAGAAGTAACTTTTAATACACAATTGGAAAAGAATTTATCGGCGCATATTTTATCCGATTTTGCCAAACTGCTTCTTAAAAGAGCCATTAACCTTGATAAAAAATATTCTATAAAATTGGATGCAAAAACACTCCTGGTACTTAACCATGTTCTGCCTCAAATTTACCCTACCAACGCTTACGACCTCTCAGTTATGACACGAATCATTAAAGATGTAAATCAAGCATGCCTAAGTATATAATCACTTTCACAAAACAAGAAGCAAACGCCTTATTTGAGTACAACGATGAGGGTTTTCTGATGAAATACGAACTCACACCAGGAACATTTGATAAACTGCAGTTTGCTTGGCTTTTTTCACGCTTTCCGAGAACACTTGAATTATTAGAGAAATGGAAAGTTTGGAACGTGCCAAATGTTACAATCAAAAAGGTTGAGGAGGATTTGAGTTTCCAAAGATTTTATGACCTATACGACCACAAAATTTCTAAGCGCTCACGTGCTGAAACGGCGTGGAACGCACTTTCGAGAGCCAATAAAGCCCTTGCAATTGCATACCTACCAAAATATGAGGCTCATCTTAGAAAAACTTCACAAAACAAAAAATACCCTGAAACCTATCTAAACTCAGAAGCATGGAACAACTAAAAAAAAATGTGGCTGCGCTAGCGGTTTTTCTATTATTATTTGCTTGTGCAATGGGTATAGCAATAGGAATGGCAAGTGTAGTATTTGAAGGAATTTAATTAAAATTTAAAATGACAAAGCAAGAATTATTTAAAAAGTATTCAATTGATGAAGGCCACTCCATTTGGAGCTCAATTGATAGTTATATGACCATTGAAATTTATAGAATAATGCATAAGGGTCAACTGCCTCGTGAAGGTGACGGTACAGTTAAATATGTAGTTGATTTTTTGGATAAAGAAAAAAATATGGCTTGGTGGACTTTAAATGTTATGAGACGCGATGATTTTGGCAGTTTATATCTAACTGCCAAAAGAATGGTGTGGCGTTACGCGGATCAAATATTAGATGAATGTAATTTTTAAAAAATTGAAAAGTATGGAATGGCAAAAATTAACCCCCGAAAACTTACCCACTCCTGGAAGTTGGATTTTGATATCTGATGGAACTGACTGGAAAAGAGTTTTAGTTACAAATGATTTTGGATTCATAGAACAGCCTAATGATTTTATGGAATATAGAACAGGAATAACTCATTGGTGTAATGTTGTACTACCTAAAAATGAATTAAATCAAATAAAAAAAATAGATGGTAACGACTTATATCCAAACTCAATAGAAGTACATGATTTATATCAATCGGCTTTAGATAAGTGGGGCTTTGATCCACAATTAGACCAACTTACTGAGGAGTGTGGAGAATTAGTTACAGCCTGTAACAAGCTTCGAAGAAAAGGAGATTCTGCCGTGCCTTTAATGATAGATGAAATGGCAGATGTTGAAATAATGATTGGCCAAATCAAACATGCAATGCGAGTTACAAGAGCTATTGAGGAAAGAAAAATATTTAAGTTGAATAGGCTCGAAGAAAGACTTTCAAAATGAAAAACAATCCTGACTTTGTTGTAAATCCACATGAGCGCCACACCATTGTTTGTGGCGTATGTGGAAAGTCCGTAAAACCTGATTCAAGAAATCCCTTTTTGTTTTTTGGTTTTAAATGCACTGATACCAACTTATTTGTTGGATTCGAATGCAGAAAGAAATATTATAAGGAAAAGAACCTTGGAAAGTATGGAATCAAACACATGAATAAGATTAGTGAAACTCCTGTTCCGGTTCCTTGGAGGTCTCAACCATTGGCTCAAAATATAGGTGAGCAATTAACAATTAAATTTTAATACATTTACCTAATCAAAAATATAAATTTTATGAAAATTATAATTGAAGAATCAGTAAAAGTTAAAAAAGAAATTGAAGTTAACTTCCCAATTTACAGGAAACTGATTTTAGATAATTCTGTAATATACATGAAAGTTAACAACACAGCTACGGAAGTAAGTGTTCACGTTGATGATGACGAAAGTACCGTTGAATTGAAAATTGAAAAGCCCTCTTTTTTTGGAAGCGAAGATTATCTACTCGGAACTGGTGAACATAAATCATCGGAGTCCGAATTTTTAAGTGCTTTAAAATCTCTTCATGATTTAATCGCTAGAGTTTCTTAATTTCAATCGAGACACAAATTTTAATTAGAACAAAAAAATGAATACAACTATAATTAGATTCGACCAGCAGTCTGCATTTTCAAAAGGAATTGATACATTTCGCCCAAAAGAATATGTTGAGAAGTTAGGGATGAAGGTTATACAATATTCTCAATCCTCATTTGGAGCATGTTATTTTTTAGAGGTTGAAAATTATGTGTTTGACTCTAACAGTATTTGTATAAAACTTGAAACAGACCCTAAAACATTTGAATGGGATTCCTACTGAGCGTCGGGATAGCTTTACTCTTAACATTTGTGCAGACGAACGTTTCAATTTCGGCTAAACTTTATAATTATTAATATATTTACTCAATCAAAAAAATCAATCTTATGAAAAAATTATTTATGTGCCTATTAGTAGTAGGTTTTGCGTTAACAAGTTGTGACGAAATGGTGGAAGCCGAAATGGACAAAATTGAAAATCAGGTTGCCAAAGATGCTGAGGAGCAATATCGAATTGCAAAAGAAAGCGGTTCAGCAATGGATGCTTATGTACAAGCCGGTTTTGTGGCAGCTGCTTACCTTCAGGCAAAGGACGAAGTGAACTACAAAAAATGGAAAGAAATTGAAAAAAAAGAGGGCGAACTTGCGGGTGCTCCATCTGAAGAGGATATGAAAAAAATGCAGGAAGATGCAGCGGCCATGCAAAAAGAGGCTGAGGCAATGCAAGAATAGAATTTCAATTAAAATAGAAACCCGGCTGTATCCAGTCGGGTTTTTTTATGACCAAATGTCAACTGTAAGTTAATGAGCTATATTTTTGAAGCATCCACCAGTGCTTCTATAAATAATGGCTTACAATTCAAATAACAAATTGAGGCAGTTTAAACACATTCTTGATGTTTATAATCAAGTGAAGCAGGAAGATATACCTGATACTTTTATCGTTCACAAGGTATTCCCTAAGCACAATATTTTTATCTGTTACCGCAAGTGGATGTATATTAAAGGCATGAAGCCAAGCGAATTGAATCCAACAAATCAGATGAGTTTGTTTTAAACATTCTGTACATCACTCGAATAAACAATCGCGTATTCCTGAACTCCATCGTCGCGCAGTACACGGTTAACTGTTGTTCTAATCAATGCACCGCTCATTGTGTTTGGTCGCCAACCGTGTAGCGCTTTATGAATTTCTTCTATCAGTTCCCAAATACTTGCTGCCTGCTCCTTTTGTCGGCTTGGCGCTTTTGCAGATGAATTGGTAAGTTTCAAATTGGCAACTCTAACCTCAAGGTTAAACTCCCCAATTTGACGTTGCATTGGTTGTCTACTCTTATCCATCCCAAGGTTTGAAAAGCGAGCGTTATTTATATCCAACAAAACACATGGCCACTTCACAGGATAGTTAGGTGAATAGGCATCTAACTGCCCGGTGTTTTCATCAATGTAATTTATTCCTGGTACCTCACTCAGTTGGTTCTGTACCGCTTGCAAAATTTGATTCATTTTTTAGGTTTTAAATGATTTTTAATATAGTTTTCAATGTCGGGTGTATGTGCCGCCATAACGTGGTTAATGATTACTCCCACTTGCGGATGATCACCAATAAACTGCCGCTTTTCAATTTTGAGTTTTGCGCCTACCTTCATCAACGCAAGACTTTTCCAATAGTTAGCTTCAGCTGATAGTCGTTGGTTGCGTTGTGTGTTATTTGCCGCTTTCTTTTTGATGCTGTAACTAACTGCTCCAGCGCTTTTGTAATACATCGCCCAAAAGAAGCGTTTCATTTTAGCGGTTACTTCAATTTCTCCACCTTCGTTATGAATACCGGCATAGGGTAATGAACTGCTCCAGGTGATAGTGGTTCCACTGACCTTTGACCTAATGCTCTTGCGTAGCGCACCAGTTCGCATCATTAAGGTTCCTTTATGGTTTGGTGCTTTAGAAGCTGACCACGGCGCACCAAAAAACGACTTCGTTTCGAAGTTCCTATCAAACTCCTCAGTCAATTTAACCTTAGTATCCTGAATGATGTTTTTAATTAGTTCGTTCATTTTTGGTGAATTGAATTATTGTTGTAAATTTGATCCTATGAATATTGATGAATTTTTTGATTTTGTAAAGCGTGACTATTCTATGTCGGAGGATGATTTATATAAGCAAAATTTAAATTCAATTTTTGTTAACGTATCAGCATTTGGAGAGGAGAAAGAATTCCTTGAACTTTTAAAAAAGGCTAATAATGAGGGCAAAAAAATGTTTGTTTCTGATGAAAATGCCGAAGAATATGGAATTGAAAATGTCATTTTAAAATAATTTTTTCAATCATTTTAATGCTTTCCTTATATAATTCAGGTAAATATTTACTAAAAACTTCATTCCCAGCATATTTGTTTTCGAATGCATGGGCAATAAACTCAGCCTCTTTTGCTCCATCCTTTTTCCAATATGCCTGGCTATGACCATCGCCGTATTTAGTATTTAAGCTCATTATCACATCCATTGTTGCTCCAGTTTTTTCCACCAAATCCCATTTTTGTTTTTTATATGCCCATATATACATGTTCTTTAGCTTAGAATCCACTTTTTTAAAATCTATATTTTTTCGATATTTATCCATTAAATCTTTAACCTCTGGCATCTTTTTTAAAGACCTTTGCCAGTCTAATGCGTGGCCAAACTCATGATAAACTACAGACTCTGCTTTCCACTTACTCCTTAATCTTCGTTGATCAATTGGAATAACTACAATATTTATTCCGGGCAAATAATATGCGCCACTGGCTCTTACCCCTTTAGGGTTCGTGAAATTTAAATCAGTTATCACTTTTAATTGCTTAAACATATCTCTGTTAATTTTAATACCTAGTTTTTTCTCATAGGTATTTATGTTTTGAGGAACATTTTTTTCTTCAATTAAATTTTCTACTTCTTTTGCCCCAGCAATTTTTGTGTATGTATTATTTTTTGGAAATATCTTTTTCTCCGAACCAGGATTAAAACGAAACATTTCTGCTTTGTTTTTTCCATTCTTACCAATTTGAGTGGTTGCTTTTTCGCCTTCAGTAATCGCCTTGGAACTATCACTTTTTGAGTAATCACTCGCTAAAACTTCAACGGTTGTACACCTGCAGTTCCACCCGTTCGGCGGCATGTAACTACTCCAAAATGGATCGCTCTTTGGTAAAGTAGTTTCATCCAGTGCAGCGTGTGAATCTCTCACCTTTCCATCCTTTGCGGTTCTGTATTGCAAATAGTAACGCTTATCATCGTCGCTAAATGTTTCCCATTTTTCGGCTGATAAACCTGACTGAATTGCAAAGTTGTATTCTGCCTGCAGGTAATTCTGATTGTACTGAGCATTCAGCTTTAAGACCTTTTGCTCAAAGTCGTTGTAACTTCTTACATTTCCTTTTTCATCCTTAAGGTAGGAACGTGCATCTGCTAATTGTGCGTGTGTTCGTAAGCCCGAAAAAACAAACGCATCTTTCTCCAAATAGGCTTTGAGTGTATTACTCACTTCAAATTGAATAGTGTTTGAAAATAGCGCATTTGTGTTTTCGTGTAATGCTTTGAACTCAGGAATTTCGAGCAAGTCCTTTGGCTCATAGTTGCCCTTTTCATGTAACTTTTTAAAGGCATTTGAAGCAGTTTTAAAAATGTTTTTAAATAAGGGGTTTTCCGCGCTCAATTCAATTCCACCACAAACTGTACAGGTGTGCGAATAGCTTTCCGTTAAATGGTGGTGCAGGGCTGAGAAATAAGTCTTTTGTTTATTTTCAGCCCTTAATCGAAAAAATCAATTCCAAGGTTCAGCTTCTGTGTGGATGCTGGAGCTTCTTTCTTGCCAATGATTTCAATTCCAAAAGTTTTTTTAACCCACTCTGGGTCGATGTCAAAAAACGGCAATGCCTCAACTACTCGTTTCCAATCTTCCGTTTGGTCCTCTGGAATGGTGTATCTGAACTTTACATCACCTTTGATAAATCCAAGCTTTTTTAATGCTGGTAAAACAACTCTGTTCCAATAGTCTTGTGAAGTAACAACGTCCTGCAAAACCAAATCCCAAAGCACATCTTTTGCGCTTTCATCTTTCGAACGATTTCCGTTTACAGTATCTTGTCCAATGATTGCACCGGACACCAACATTGACATTTCATTGTTACAAAGTGTAATCAAATTACGATAAACATCACCGTTGGTTGTAACACCTTGAGCAAATTGAAACTCCTCCGTTTCATCGATTACAAACCAAGCAGCTGCGCCCATGTCTCCCATCATTTGCTCTGCTCTTTGAAGCATTGCAGGGTCTTGAGTGTTTGTTTTCATAAAGCGAGGCGGAATGCCGTAAATCTCACACAATTCTGCCCAACAGCTTTGCGAGAATTTTTTCATCAACACGTGGGGAATAGCTTTATTAATCAATCCTCTTTTTTTGGAATCAAACTCCAAAATGTAAACGCCGTACTCACGCATGCTTCTATACTCGATGAATTTATCCTCAGTATAATCGAAATAATAACGCCCAAGTTGTGGTACGATGTGCGTACGAGGTAATTTTTCAATATTGATGATTTCCTCGCCCTCGATGTTTTTTGACAACGACAATTCAATCAAGTTGTATTCCACATAATGTGTTTCCAAAATTGCTTTTGTGATTTCTCGCCATGCGCTTGAATCTTTTAGCTTGGTGGTTTGTTCCACGTCCGCCTCACCATTTTTGGGGTTCACAAGATTCCACTCTACACCAAACAATTTCGTCATTCTATTTTCCATTTGAGAGGAAAGTAAAGCATCATCCATTACGCGTGTATATAAATCCTGCAATGCGAAGTTTTTAGGCTCGTCCGATTGAACCAGGTCCAAGGCATCTTTCCACGTTTTAATATCTTGACGATTGTTTGAAACTGCCTTAATTTTGTATGGTAACACACGTTTCACATCCTTCATTGCATTTGCTAATTCAGCCTTTGAAAGTTTGCCATCGGTGGTAGTCGAATGCACAACTGTTTTACCACTTCCTCCTGCAAGAATAATTAAACCCTCGCCAATGTTTTTTAAAAATCCCATGATTACTCGTAATTAAATTTAGTTCTTGAACCCATTCTAAAAGGCAAATTAGCCGCAGGATTTTCCCCTTCAGGATCAAGCTGAGGCAAAGTGCTCACGTTTACTTTTCCACTTGCTAAATCACGCAACCAAGAAACTGCTCTATCGTAGCGTTCTTTCGCACTTTCATAAATCACATCGGCATTACATAATTGAATCACGTGCCATATAGCAATGGTTTTTGTATGCGCTAAAATCAAAGCGTTTCTTTCAGCTCCAACCGCCCCAAAAATTGCAGTTACGTCATAGAGCAGTCGCCCGTCGGAGTTTTTGCGTTGGTTATTAATATCTAAATAACTTCGCACCTCCTCGATTGCACTTGCTATGGCCATTTCAATAATGGTATCGTCGCCCTCCGTTATTTGGTCGAGCTGAAATTGATAAATAGAAGACTGTAGCTCCTCATTTTCTAAAAACATATCTTAATTTTTAAATGAAACCCTTTTGCCAACCACGTAAGTATTTTCGCTTACCACGTTCGCCTCTTGTAATTTATGTACACCACCTTCCAATGCATCTGGAAAGTCCATCATTTTAGAGCTTGGAGAAACATCTAACATTTGGTCCTCTGCTCGCTCCATGTCTTGCGTATCTTTCAACTTTTCATCAAATATTAAATCGCCATCCCGATGGATTGGTTCTAGCGTTCCCTCGATGCGAAAATATTTATCAGGTTTGTTCCTGGTGTCTTTTGAAATGGGTAACCTCGCCTTGCGAATGATTGAACGCTTACGAATTTCTGGTTGAATTACTTGCTCATAAAATGAGTCCTGTAATGAATTGTTTTCAATCCACAGGCGTTTGGTATCCACCTTCATTTTGGTCAAGTATTCGTGTGCATCAAATAACCAATCGACAAATTTTGAATTGCTTGTTTGATCTACTCTTAACCAATAGACAAAAAATTGAAAATGTTTGTAGCCAATCACAACAACAGCCTTACAACTTGCTGAACCTCCGCTTTTATCTTTGTTTGATGTTGAGGGGTCGGCATAAACAACAACCTTCTCACATAGATGAATTGCAGGGACACGACCATATTTTAACTGCTTGAATACTTTACCTCGCTTCATTGGGTTGTTGAAGTACTCCCCTTGTGCAGCGTTGTAACTTATTTTGGAAAGCGCTCTATCAATCATTTCCTCCGTGTTCTTGGTTGGCCACGTTGATTTGCCCTCTTTGTCACGAATGTTGATCACCTCAAAGCAATCGGCCTTCTTAGCAAGTTCAGTAACCGTTGTTTTTTTTGCAATGATGTTACCACAAATGATAATCAACATCGGGTTGGAGATTGAACGAGTACCAAATAATGCTTTTTCTACCCACTCCACCTTTTTGTCAATTCGCTCAGGGTTGCGGACTTCCTCATCCGTATCGATATCATCCACAAGAATGACATCGGGGCGCACTTCATCTTTACGCGTTCCACGAGGGGATTGACCTGCTCCAATGGCTCTGAACGAAACACCGGGTTTAGTAATAAACTCCGTTGAAGTCCAATTGCCAAGGCTTTCTTGGTCACCGTAATCGTTTTTGATTCGAAGGTTGGATTCCAATAACGACTTGTAAGGAAGTAATAATCGCTCGGCATCAGTTAAAGTGGCGGATACCATTATAACATTTTTCTTTTTACCTGTTATGGCCAAAAAAAGTACTTCCATCATTGTCCGGGCAGATTTTGCCAACTCACGTGACCAAGCACGAACTTCAAACCACTCGGGGTTGTTTAAAATACGTTTAGATGCCTTTAAATGAAAAGGGGCGGGCTCAGCAGAATAGAACAGTGAAAAGTAATATTTGAACCATTCCTCAGGGTTTTGTTCCAAGCGCTTGATACGTTTGATTTTTTCGGCCTCGGTTTCTCCTGGATCAATGGAACTGGAAGCGGCAATGCTTTTTTTATAGGACTGCCAATCCTCTAAATACTGTTTGTTAGTTTGTTTTGCCATGCTTATTTCATTCTGGTTAAAATGTAAGCATCAAAAAACTTTGTGGCTTCTTTTGCCTTATCCACATCAATTTGACGTAGGAACTCAATAAATCCTTTCGCAACTTCAATTGTTTGACCAACTGATGTTTCAATTTCTAAACGCTGAATGGAGGTAGTGAGCATTGCAATGGTTTGAACCTCTTTAATGTTGCCATACTTTTGCTCACGCTTTTGAATTTCTTCATTAAGTGCTTGCAACTGCTCATATAAAAGGAAAAGATTGTGATCCTTAGTAATCAACATTGATTTGCGCATTTGTTCCCATTTGCCGTCCTTCATCCATTTGCCGAGCGTTCTTTCAGATACATTGACACGTTGAGCAATTTCCTTTTGCGACAATTTTTCATTCACAAAAAGCATTCGCGCAAATTCTTTCTCCTGCGTTTTACTAATTCCCATAACTTCCTTTTAATCACAAAATTGAAGCGATTTAAGTCGTTTGTGAAAAAATACTGGAAGGCTTGCACAACTTTTTGACTACACGTGAAAAGCCACACACATTTGTATCCTCATAGTGTTATTGTTTAAATTTTTGATTGATGCCAACTTTCATCCTTAATGACGAATCCAAATTGAACTCTTACGGGTTCAGAGTAAAAAATGCAGGAATTGATTTGGAGAGATTCAAAGCCAATCCTGTTATGTTGGATTCGCATTGGGGAGGGAGTACAAGCTCAGTCATTGGCAAATGGACAAACATTCGCATCGAAGGAACTTTATTACAGGCCGACCCTGAATTTGACCTAGAAGATGAATCTGCTAAAAAAATTGCAGGGAAAGTGGAACGTGGCTTTTTAAAGGGCGTTTCAATGGGATTGTCTTACAACCGATCATTCATGGTTGCGCTTCCAGACGGAACGTTTGAACTGGAAAAATCGGAGTTATTAGAGGCTTCTATTGTTTCCATTCCATCAAATGCCAATGCGATTAAACTTTATGCTGAAACAGGAGAATTGATTGACGAAAAAGAAATCAAACTTTCTCTTGAAAACTTACCAAGTAATTTCAAAAACCCAAATATGTTAAAGTTAAATCTATCATTGATGACTTTAGTAGCGTTAGGTCTGCAAAATGCAGATGATGGCGTGGCTTTAAGTTCAGCAATCGAAAAATTAGTTTCTGAGCACAAGGCCTTAGGAACACAGCTTGATGCTGAAAAAGTAGCGCGTCAAGAAGTAGAAGCAAAGTTACAAGCTATTGCTGACAAAGAAGCCGTTGCTTTGGTTGACCTATCCATTCAGGAAGGTAGAATCACTGCCGACAAAAAAGAACATTTCTTGAGCCTTGCTAAAAGTGATTTGGCAACTGCAAAAGGAATTTTGGAAGCAATTCCTGTAAAAGCTTCATTAGCTGGCGCAACTGTAATTCCTGCAACTGGTGAATTTGCCGCTGTGAAAACAGAAGATGATTTCCAAAAGTTGACGGATGAGCAACAATTGGCTTTCAAAAACGATCACCCGGACGCTTACGCTAAGTTATTCGCTTAACATCATAATCGCCACATATCAAATTTTCAAATAAATCAATTTTCAAATTTTAATTTAAAAAGTATGCCAAGTACATTCCCAGAAGTATGGTTGAAAAGAGTAATTTTCATCATCACCTCATTAGTATCCGCACCGTGGTTAGACGGTATTCCTGAATTAGACGTAACAGTCGTTGAAATGGGTTCAGGCTCAGCGAGTGAGTTAAACGCCATTCACATCCCTGTTGAAACATTTGAAGCAGATGTTTTAATCAATAACACCACTTATCCAATCGCATCACAGGCGTATGAAGATGGAGAGGTAATTGTCCAATTAGACAAGTATCAAACGAAGGTAACAACGCTTTCTGATGATCAAATAATTGGTGCTTCTTACTCTAAAATTGATTCTGTTACAGGCTCACACACAAGAGCGATGTTGAAAAACAAGTACAGAAAAGCAATTCATGCATTAGCTCCTGCAGCAGATACTACCGACACACCAATTTTGGTTGCTACGGGTGAAGCTGTTTCCGTTGGTGGGCGTAATCGTTTAACCTACGCTGACATCGTTGCCGCAAAGGATAAATTAGACCAAATGGAATGCCCGGAGGAAGGCCGTAGATTGGTTTTATCAACAGATCACTACAATGACCTTTTAATTGGTGTCGATAAAAACTCAATGGCTACTTTGTTAGCGGATATTAACAAAGGAAAAGTTGCACCAATGATTGCGGGCTTTGAAATCTACAGCTATTTAGGAAACCCTTATTTTGAATTGAATGAGGATGATGAGTGGGAGAAAAAACCATTCGGGGCAGTTGTTTCAGGTACGGATAGAAAAGGTTCTGTATTCTTTTTAACGACAAACGTTGCTAAGAAAACAGGTCTTACAAAACAATACTTTGCGAAAGCGGATACTGACCCAGCAACACAAACAAACCGCTTAAATTACCGCCACTATTTTATCGCGTTGCCGATGAAACAAAAGTATTGCGGAGCAATCGTCTAAGCGATGATAGAAGCATTGATAACCATTGTAACAGGGTTTTTTGCGAGCCTTGTTACATGGTTCTTTGCAAGACGTAAATCTCTTGCAGAGGCTAAATCGCAAGAGATTGATAACGCAGTTAAAAACGCTGATTATTATCAAAAGCTAGTTGATGATTGGGTTGAGCGCTACCAAAAGATAGTTGCAGAACTCGACAGAGCAAGTGAGATAATTAAGGCGAAAGATTTTCAAATAAATGAGCTGATGGATTCAATCAACCATCTTACAGAGGAACTCAAGAAGTACAAACAGTTAAACGGAAAGTCATGACATCATTAGCGCAATCTAGCCTTGAAACCGCAATAACCCAATTAGGCGTTGAAGAATCACCCAAAGGATCAAACGCAGGAAATGACGTAGAGAAGTATTTAAAAAGTGTTGGTTTAGGTAAAGGATATGCGTGGTGCATGGCTTTTGTTTACTGGTGTGTTTCAGAGGCCTCTAAAAAGGCAGCATGCAAAGTTCCGATTACAAAAACGGCTGGTGTTTTGAGACAATGGAATGAAAACCCATCGTTAAGAAAAACAACTCCTGAAGCTGGCGACATTTTCATTATGGATTTTGGCAAAGGTCAAGGACATACAGGTTTTGTGGAGAAAGTACTCGGAAATAATAGAATTCAAACAATTGAAGGAAACACCAACGATGACGGTTCCAGAGAGGGCTTTGAAGTTTGCAGACGCACCAGAACCATTTCATCTTGTAAAGGATTTTTAAGATTTTAATATGAAACCAATAAGATTATTTGCACTCATTTTACTGCCCGCCCTGGTGACGAGTTGTAAGCCCACAAAAGAGGTTGTTTACATCGACCGAAATGTTGAGGTAAAAGTTACGGAAACAATCCACGATACCGTTTTCATCACAAAGCCTGATTCGTCTCGCCTTACTGCTGATTTGGTCGTTGATAGTAGCGGAAACATCACACTCAACAACACCACTACAATCAATGGAGACAAATTAAACGCTCCAGTTGTAGGCATCAAAAACAACAAATTAACGGTTGACTGCCGTGCTGAAGCTGAGGAGCTTTTCTTTCAGTGGAAGGAAAGGTACAAGTCAACACACAAATCTGAAACCGTTCGCGAACCTGTTCCTTATCCTGTTTCTGTGGAAAAAGAACTTACGTGGTTTCAACGCACTTTTATATGGCTAGGAGTCATTTTTACACTTTTATTAACCATTGCCGCGGTGGCATTAGTTGTCCGTTGGCGCGTTCAAAAAACAATACGATGAACAAAGAATTTTTTAAAGCAAATCCCTCGTTAAACGAGTATTTTGAAACTTCAGATGGAAAGAAATTCTATACTGAAAACGCAGCACAAAACCACGCCAAAGTGAAAGCTTTGAAAGACAGAACAGTTAATCATGTTGAAAGACCTGAGGAGCTAGAGGAAAAAGTAGTTGTGCCTCATTCACCTGAAAAGAAATTGTCTAAAATGACAAAAGCCGAGTTGAAAGCTTTGGCTGCTGAATTAGGCATTGAAGTTACAGACGAAACTAACGCTGAATTGGTAGTGCTTATCGAAACGGCTCAGGCAGAACCTGCAGATAAAGGATCACTAACTCCCTCTGATGAGGATAATACTCCAGCATAATGTTACCAGGAATAAATATTGAATTTGAAAACGGAAACTTAGGTACGGTTGTACCAAGTGCCGATGGTGTCTTAGGTGTAATTGCTCACGCAACCGCTCCAGGATCTGCACCAACATTTGAGTACTTAACTCCTTACCAACTGAAAAGTTTGGCAGCGGTTGAAGCTCTAGGAATTATCGACGATGTGGAAAACCACGTGCTTCATAAATTCTTTTATGAGTTCTTTAACGTTGCCGGAACTGGAGCGGAGATTTGGTTGATTTGTATTGAAAAATCGCAATCATTAGATAACGAGTTCGCAACGGATGGAGCGGCTGAAACTTTATTGAACACCGCAAACGGTAAATTGAGTGGTTTGGTTTGCGTTCGTAATTCCGATGCTTCTATTACAATTGAAGATGGATTATCAGACGAGGTGATGCCATTAGTTGATGCTGCACAAATTTACTGCGTGGATTACATGAACCGCAAAAATGTTCCAATCTTCACGATTGTAGAAGGTTTTGCTTTCAATGGTACTCCAAGCGCATTGCCTGATTTGAATGATTCGGCTTTTAACCGAGTTGCCATTTTGATTGGTGACACGGATTCAAGAACCGGAACCTATTCCTCTAAAGGTGCAGCAGTTGGTTTATTAGCTGGGCGCATTGCAAAGAACGCTGTTCACGTGAATATTGGTAAAGTCTTAGACGGTGCAATTACTGCAGGTGATGTTTTCATCAAAGATACTGCGCCTGAATTGTTTGATGTAGAGGCATTACACGACAAAGGTTATATCTCTTTCCGCAAGAACAATGTTCGTTCTGGTTATTTCTTTACGGATGATCCAATGGCGACTGATGGAACAGAAGACTATGCTCACATCACGAACCGCAGAGTAATTGACAAAGCGTATAGAATCGCTTACGATACTTTGTTGGATACCGTTTTAGCTGACATTCCTGTTACCAATACTGGAACAATCGCGCCATCTTACATCAAAACGTTGGAAGGGCGTGTTTTGGGAGCAATCAAAGCGAATATGACCAACAACGGCGAGTTGTCAGCTGATGAGGCAAACCCTAATGATTTTGGAGCGATTTGTAAAATCAGTTCTACACAGAACTTGGTAAGCACGTCCAGAATTGTGTTGGAATACTTGAGAGTGCGCCCGAAAGGAATTGCTCGATACATTGATGTGCCACTTGGTTTCGTGGCTTTTAACTAATCTTTAAATACATTTAAAATGTCATTTGATACAAGACAATACGAGTGGGCAGACTTGACGCTCATTTTAGGAGGTAACGACATCACAGGCTTTCGTGGTGTTAAATACTCAGAGAAAATTGAACGTGAGCCCATTTATGCTAAGGGCAAACATCCTCACAGCATTCAATCGGGTAATGTTGCCATTGAAGGAGAAATTACTTTGTTGCAATCAGAGCTTTTGGCCTTGGAAAATGCTGGTAATGGTTCTATTTTAGGCTTAAGCCTGGATGCTGAAGTCAACTATGGCAATCCCCCTGATATGCCCAGAACCGACCGAATAATTGGTTTACGTTTCACAGAAGCAGCAAAAGAATTGAAGCAAGGCGACAAATTCATGGAAGTTACTTTACCATTCATCGCACTTCGCGTGCAAAATAATATTTAAGATGTACGAATTGACACCCGAAAAAATAGCAGAATTAAAGGCTAAGTATGGCAAATTCTACTTTATCAAAGTGGAAGGTAAAGCCGCAGTTTTCAGAGCACCAAATCGTAAAGAATTATCTTATGCGAGTTTGGCAGGAGCAAAAGACCCAATGAAATTCAACGAGTCGATTATGAATGCTTGCTTCGTAGAAGGAGATAAGGAATTGATTAACGACGATGATTACTTCTTGGGCACGAGCCAGCAAATTGCTAATATCATTGAGGTAAAAGAGTCCTCGATGGAAAAGTACTAAAGGCTACTGAAATTACAGACGAAAAGGTAGATTCGATAAGAATTGCAAATGCAAACCTTCGATACTACATGCATATTTCAGAGCCTGACGAGTTGTCTGATGAAGAATGGGCAATGCGATTAAATGAGTTGAAATACATAAGAAAAAAAGAGGCTGAGAAAACTTAGCCTCTTTTTTAAATCTAAGATTTAGAAAGAGTTTTCCAAGCTATAACTATCATAGGAATCCAAATGATAATTGAAACAATGATTTTAAATGTTTCCATAGTGTTAAAATAATTATTCAAATATATAATAAAGTGAGCAATTCAATCAATTTTGATGTAAAATTTAATATTGTTGGAGATAAAATCCAAGCAACTATTAATAACATGAATGCTGGCTTTATTAAAGTAGATAAAGCAGTTGTTGGTATAAATAATTCATTTAATAATACAGTCAATTCTATGAATGGCGGTATTAAAAGAATTGCTTTTTCTTCTTTGCTTGACCAAATTGATAGGGTTACAAGTGGCTTAAACTCAATGGCACAACCTGGTCTTCAATTTTCAAGTTCTCTTGCCGATTTATCAGCAATTACTGGTGTAACTGGAAAAAAGTTAGATGAATTGGGAGCAAAAGCACGTGCATCGGCACAAGAATTTGGCGGTACTGCAGCCGAATCAATCGAATCCTATAAAGTAATATTATCACGTTTAGGTCCTGATATTGCAAAAGTTCCTCAAGCGCTTTCTGGTATGGAAAAGAATGTTAGAATTCTATCCAAAACAATGGGGGGCGACGCAATGGCAGCAACTGACGCACTCACAACTTCTATGCTTCAATACGGTGTAGATTTATCTAATCCAATCACTGCACAAAAAGAAATGACGCGTATGATGAATATCATGGCGGCGGGTGCTAAAGAGGGGGCGGCAGAGGTTCCAGGTATCACACAAGCTTTGAAAGTATCTGGAGTTCAGGCAAAGCAATCAAAGTTAACATTTGAGGAATTAAACGCCGCACTTCAGGCAATGGCGGCTGGAGGCAAAGAAGGAGAGCAAGCCGGAACAGGCTTAAGAAACATTTTAGGGAAAATGGCTGGTGTAGATATTATACCAAAAGAGGCCGCAGATAAATTAAAGGCATTGGGCGTTAACATGAATATTGTTTCAGATACCTCGCTCCCATTTACCGCGCGTTTACGTGAGTTGAAAAAGGCACAGGGTGATGCAACAATTATGGCTCAAGTATTTGGAGTTGAAAATGCTGCATCAGCAAATATATTATTAGACTCAGTTGATGCTCAAGATAAATTACGACAAAAGATTACCGGAACAAACACAGCGTTTGAACAGGCGGCCATCGTTATGGATTCTCCTGAACAAAAAATGAAAAAATTACAAGCGACGGTTGACAATTTTAAAATATCACTTTTTAACGCAACTGGCGGTATGATGGGATATTTGGGAATTTTCGGAAGTATGGCAAGAGATTTTACTTCTTTAATTCCAATTGTGCAAGGAGTTTCATCTGCAGTTATGTTTCTTACATCAAAAGAAAAACTTCAGAACTTTTGGCTTGATGTTTTGATTGCAAAAGAAGCAATCATGAAAAAAGGTAAGATTGCTTTGGCTTTTGTTACTGGCCTTTTTACAGGAGCAATTACAACTCAAATAATTGCACAAAAGGCACAAGCATTTTGGACTGGTGCAGTTTCAGGTGTTACAAAATTACTTACTGGCGCACAAACAGCACTCAACGCTGCCATGCTAGCAAATCCAATTGGATTAATAATCGTTGCCATAGTAGCATTGATTGCTTTAATCGTTGCCTGTATTAAAAAATATGAGGAATGGGGAGCAGCTATATTATTGATGATGGGTCCTATTGGGCTTGTAATAAATGCAATAATGGCACTCAAACGTAATTGGGAAAGTGTGAAGCAAGCATTTACTGCAGGTGGAATTTTAGGTGGATTAAAACGAATCGGAATTGTTCTTTTAGACGCCGTTCTTTATCCGGTTCAACAATTACTGAAGCTTTTATCAAAGATTCCAGGAATGGCACATTTAGCAGGAAAAGGAGTTGATAAAATTGCGGATATGCGAAAGAAATTAAACCTTGTAGATGATCCCGCAAAGGCAAGTGGAATAGCAAGTGCGAAGATAAATGCACCATCAAAAAAGGTTTCATCTTTTAATACGGAGTCAGAAATCCAAGCAGAAATACAAAGACTTGAAGGAATCAAAGCTAAAAAGGCAATAGGTTCTGAAGGTTATAAATACCTGCAGAAAAAAATAACTGATTTACAAAAGAAATTAAACCCCACCACTTTTACTCCAGATGGTTTAGGACTTGGAGGAGACCCTAAAGGCGGTGGAACTGGAAAGGCAACTGCAACCAACGAAGCAATTGCAACGGGAGGAGTTAAACAAACAACTATCAACCTAAACTTTAAGAATGTGGTGGAAAGTTTGGTTGTTCGAGCAACTGATTTACAAAATAGCGCAGATCAAATTGAACAGCAAGTGGGCGATGCTCTATTGCGTGCTTTGGGAATAGCCGTAACAAATGTGGGATAAAATGGATAAAAATCAAATCATATTCGCTTCATTGGTTGGCTCTAAAGTAGCTGAAAGCTTGCCTCGCTTTGCCACAGTTCAAAATGAATTGTCGAAACGTGTATTGCCTGTGATCCCGATTCCATTTTTTGGCACAAGCACACGCCAAGAAATGATTGATATCGCTTACAATGATTATAAGGATTTGAATAATTGGCAGGCAGATAAAAATTCATTGCCCTCTCATTTCTTTCCACTTACTTTTTCACGACCAGGAACAAATCAGGCCTACCAATTTCCTTACGAGCCAATGATTTCCATTTCGGGTGGCAATTCAATTATTACAAGAAAAGTAGCAAAGGCAAAAAACTTCGTTGGTACGGTCAAAGAACATTGGTCACAAGATGACTATGAAATTACTATTACTGGAGTAATGATTGGAGCAGTTGAAACTGGAAGTGTTGAGGACTGCTATCCGATTGAACAATTTGAGCGCTTAAAGGAATTTTGCACGCACCCTGCAGGAATTGAACTTTATTGCGAGCCTTTACAATTGCTTGGAATTAACCGAGTAGTTGTAAAATCATTCTCATTCCCATTCACAAAAGGTGAGAATGTACAGGCCTACGAAATTCAATGTTTAAGTGATTTTACGAGCGAACTTTTATTAGAAATTGACTAATGTACGGTTTGAACTACGACATACAATTTAATAACAACGGAAAGAAATTCAAGTTGCAGCTGCTCGCGTCTGTTAATATCAAAAAATCAGTTGAGAACCTTGCGGACACGGCTACAATTGTACTTCCCGAATCGGTGTTAAATACCGTTTTGAAGATTGAAGATAAAATCAATCGTGGAACTGCAGTTACGATTAAACTAGGTTACGACTCTAATTTAAAAACGGAGTTTGTAGGTTTCATTACTGAAATAACAAATAATTCAAATGCGCTTGTGATCAACTGCGAGGATGCGCTTTTTGTGTTCCGTAAATCTGTTCCGGATAAGATATTCAAGTTGCCGACTGTGAAAACAATAGCGCAGTATTTAGTGGACCAGGTGGATAAGAGTTACACCGTTGTGTGCGATTTTGATTTCACGTATGAAAAGTTCACAATTTACAAAGCCACAGCTTACGATGTGCTGTTGAAATTGGTGGAGGAATTGAAGGTGAATATCTTTTTCAATACCGAGTTGAAGGAATTACACATTCATGCGCCTTATCTTTTGAAAACAGGTCAAGTGAAATACCGCATGCAACAAAATGTGGAAAGTGCTTCGCTTGAGTACAAGAAACCAGAAGATAAAAAGATTGAAATTAACATCGAGTGCACAGGTAAGGACGGCAAGAAATTGACCGCAAAAGCTGGCATTGAAGGAGGTGACAAAATTACCAGAACCGTTTCTGCAACCTCTCAAAAAGGACTGGAGAGTTTGGTTAATGCCGAAATGTTACTCAGAAGTGGTAATCGTTACGAAGGCTCATTTACAGGATGGTTGATTCCTTACTGCGAGCCCACTTACACGGTTCACTTCTCCGACGATGATTACAAGAATGAAAAGGGTGAGAATCCAAAGGCAGGAAATTACTATTGCACGAGCGTTGAAACAAACTTTTCAGACGCTGGAGGAAGTAGAACCATTCAATTAGGAATTAGATTATGAGCAAGTACGCCGAAATAAAACGATTGCTGAAGGAAATAGTGGGAACTGCTTCCAACTTGCCAATTATGGGCGAGATTGTCTCGGTTGAAGGCGATTCTTGCACTGTTAAAGTTGGTGACTCATTAGAAGTTCCCGATGTACGTTTAAAGGCAAGCATCGACGGTTCTCAAAACTGCTTATTGCTAACACCAAAGAAAGGAACGCTTGTAAGAATGATATCATTGACCGGCAATTTAGATGATTTAGCAATCATACACATTGATGAAATTGAAACTATTTCTTATTCGCAAAATGGCTTAGAGGTGTTGATTGACTCAACTGATAAAAAGGTTATGATTAAAAATAATCAGGTGAGTTTGGTGGATGTATTTGGCGAGTTGAAAACATTACTGCAGAATTTTAGTGTGCTTTATGTAAACCCTGCTGGAACAGCAATACCAACCACTGCAAATCCTGAGATGCTTCCAAGTTTAAATCTATTTGAAACCAAGTTTAAATCTCTTTTAAAATGAAAGGTTACGCTATCCAATTAAACGACACGAATGACGGTTCTGAATTGTGCGACTTAAAAGTTGATATCAAGCGCGATTCTGAAGGTAAAATAGTAAGCGGTTTGTCGATTGGTTCAACTTTGGAACAAAACAAGGCATTGCTTTTAATTCTGCAACCGGGAGAGTTGAAAGAGCGCCCAACAATCGGAGTTGGAATAAATGACATGTTACTGGGTGCTGACTTATTAGCGATGCGCCACAAGATTAGAAAGAACTTCGCTGCGGATGGTTTGACCATTACAGAGCTGAAGCTTTACCAAACGAATAAAATATCCATTAAAGCAAATTATTAAAATGGCTAGAGAACTCAATATAATCAACCAAGAATTGCGCAGCAACTTTATGGCAAACGCAACCATTCAAGCGCATTATGACCTTGCACCGGGAGCGGTGTTTGAAGATGAATTTTCAATAGTAAGCTTTGAAGCTATTTTGTTTTACATTATTGCTGTTTCAATTTGGACACTTGAAAAAATATTCGACGATCACAAAACATGGATGGCCGTTAAAGAATCTGAGTTAAAGCCTTGGAACTTGCCATCATTGGTTGCAAATGCTAAAAAGTTTCAATTGGGCGATGATTTAGTTTATCAAGACGATGCCTACAAATACGCTACATTAGATACAGAACTTCAAATTGTGAAACTGGCATCCGCCTCAGAGGTAGGAAATATTGTTGTTTTAAAAGTTGCCAAGCTAAACGGTTCCGGTGAGCCTGAGCAGTTGAGCGATAGTTCTCCAGATGAGCTAACACCATTTGTAACATATATCAAACTCTTGAAGCCACCAGGAGTGAAATTATCAATTGTTAGTCGACCTGCAGATTTATTAAAAATCTATTACCGCGTTTATATCAACCCATTGGTGATGAATGCCTCAGGCGAGTTGCTTTCAGACACATCCGTTAAACCTGTGGAGGATGCAATTAACGCTTATTGTAAAGGGTTGAACTTTAACGGCGTTTTTTCAGTAACTGAGCTAACGGATAAAATCCAACAAGCGACTGGCGTTTCAAACCCTGTATTTGAAAGTGCCGCTTCGAAGTATGGCTTAACTCCTTACGCCGCAATCAATGACTATTTTACGCCGAATGCCGGGTATTTCAAAATAGATGAAGATTTCCCACTTTCTGCAACAATCACTTATCTGGTACCATGATTTATATTGATTTCATATTACTCACGACTTTGTTGTTGCCAGTGGTTTTGCGACGCACTTTAATTAGTGCTTGGCTGACCGTTGCGACCGCCTCTATCGATACAGTTCAAACGGAATCAACCGCGCTTTATGATGCCACAAATTATCGTTTGAAATTCAATGAACTCAAAATTTACATAGAGCACTACCTCAATGATCAGCACGACCCAACCGATAGGATGATTCGAATAGTGGACGTGGAACAGGAACAAAACACTTATATTTTTAACGCTAATGAAGACAACGAAAACCTATACATCTGGAATGTAGGAGAGGAAGACGGCGAGGACGTTTTTTTGTTCAACGATTCTGAAATAGATGACATTGAGGACTTTATTGTAGAAGTTCCCGTGGCTCTTGTTTTCAATGAAGATGCGTTAAGGCGAGACGTCGACACCTTTCGATTACCAGGAATGAAGTATTCAATTCAAACTTATTAAAATGCAAGCTAAAGTTAACAACGGCCAATCTATAATTGATTTGACAATTCAACACACCGGAAGTATTGAAGGACTATTTGATGTGCTGCACCTGAATGGGTTAAAATCATTATCGGTTTTGCCTCAATCGATTGAAGTTCCACAGCCATTGAATACTAAAATAGTTGCCTTTTTCCAAACGGAAAGCATTCAACTAGCCACAAACGTTCCTCAATCGGGTTCGTTTTCCAATTCATTTTCTAACGATTTTAACTAAAACTATATGCCACTAACAAGAGAAGAAGTTTTCGCACTAATTGACGAAACGATTTTTACAAACAATAGCGCACAGGTTCAAGCGGCTGATTTGAACACACTTTTGAAAGCCATTTATGATAATGCGCCTAATACTGGATTTGAGCATTACATCGGTGAGACTTTTGGTGGAGGCGTTATTTTCCATCTTTGGAAAGACTCGGAGGGAGTGGAGCATGGGTTGGTGGTTTCTAAAAATCAAGGCACATCTACATTTAGCAATATAACTGGAGCACCTATTGGTACAACTGCTCGAAGCAGCGTGGATGGTTTAAATAATTCACTTGCGATTATTGCTCAAGATGGGCATTCTTCTAGTGGTGCTAAATTATGTTTAGATTCAACAGAGGAGGATTTTATTGATTGGTATTTACCATCTATGTATGAACTTCAATTAATATTTAACAATAGGTATGAAGTAGATAAAAAAATGATTGAGCTGGGTGCAACCCAACTTTCTTATGGTTTTAATTATTTATCATCTACAGAAAACTCGTCTACTACGTCCAATGTTTTTACATCGGCACTTAATCAATTTTCAAGCTCTAATAAGTCTACTACTCTTTCTTTCCGTGCCATCCGCCAATTTTAAAAATCAAAACTCATGAATAAATTAATCACCACCCCGAATGGAGGTTTTCCATTAAGAAGTAACGATTTTCGTTTTATAGATGAATCCGTTAGGGATGCATTTAAGGGAATTCTTTCGATGCTATATTCTGGAATCGTAATGAATAACCAGGCCGTAATTTTGTCAGGATGTTCAAGGTCGTTAGATGGGACTTTTACAACAATAAGCCCTGGCTATTTATCGATTGGCGGCGAGGTTTGTTATTTTCCTGGTATAAGTGGCCTTTTATTGCTTACTACACATTACTGGGACATTGATGTTGACTATTACACCGATGGCGATAAAATCTTAAAAAGCGGAAGTCCTCATCAGTCTTATCAAACACGTGTGGCCAAAGTTAGTTTTGAAATAATAGACATTCCTTTAGGATATTCTGCGGTATTATCAACACAAACCGCAACTCAAAAGATTCAATTAAAATTAGAGGCTAGTTGTGTTTGGGCTAGTCTTCCAGATGCAAGTTATGAAGACACTGTTGCTGCAGGAGCTCCAAAGTATTTAAAAGACTTATCCGGATTTGTTCACTTAAAAGGAGTTTGGAACAACTCAGACCCTAGCCCTGATAATCTAATTGGTCGTTTACCATTAGGCTTTAGACCTGCAGAGGATATGCAATTCAGTATTTGGAACGGAGCAGTTCAACGACAAATAGTAATCAAAACAGATGGTGATATCAATTTTGTTGGTGCTGCAACAGGAATAATAAGATTGTATGAATTGCCTCCATATAAGGCTGGGTAAAAAGCTCCCGGACTTTAATTAAAAAAACGTTACCACACATTTTTTAACTGCGCAAGCACTTGCCGAGAGCTATAAGTTCTTAATAAGTGTTTGCGCATTTTTATTTATGTGTGGTTTTACAAATTTAATTAAAAAAGATGGAAAAGAGTAAAGAAAAAAAGGAAAAAAAGTTCAACTACAAAGAGCAATTTGGAGTAATTGTAATCTGCGAAACTGAGCTACAGCAGATTGAAGTATTCAATGATTTATCAAAAAAAGGGTTTAAGCTAAAAGTTGTTACAGTATGAAAATTGAAATTAAAAACGAAAGCCCTGACTTTAAAAGTTACAGAGCTTCAAGAGTAAAGTCGTTATTTAACGCCGAATCAAATTTATTTGAAAGAACATTTGATTTGAATGTGGAAGACTTAGACTGGTCACTTGGATTGGTTGTAGGTCCTAGCGGTTCAGGTAAGACATCATTAGGTAAAAAAGTCTTTGGCAAGGATTGTATTATTGATTTATACAAGGATTGGAATAATGAGTTGCCAATTGTAGACTGCATAGGTCAAGAATGCGATTTTAACCAAGTAACAGGAGCTTTGGCAAGTGTTGGGCTTGGTGATGTTCCATCATGGATAAAACCTTTTAACAGGCTCTCAAATGGTCAGCAATTTAGAGCGGGCTTAGCAAGAGTAATAATTGATTCTCCAAATGAAGTTGTCATTGATGAGTTCACAAGTGTTGTGGATCGTCAAATAGCTAAAATTGGTGCTCTTGCTTTTGCTAAGTCCTGGAGAAAAAATAAGGGAAAGAAAGCCGTTTTGCTATCATGCCATTATGATGTTGCTGAATGGCTGCAACCCGATTGGATTTTTGACACGAACACTGGCATATTAAAAAAAAAAGTGCAATCGGAAAGCGCCCAGAAATCAAAATCGACATTTGGAAGGTCAACGGAACTTACTGGAAGTTTTTTAAAGAGCATTATTATTTAGACCTCCCACATCCACCCGCGGCCGAATACTTCGTGGCAACTGTTGACGGTTAGCTTGTAGCACACGTTGCAGTTTGCCCTTTATTTACTGCCAAGGCCTACAGGGCTACAAGGCTAGTTGTAATGCCTGAGTGGCAGGGAGCAGGAGTTGGAACTACTTTTTTAAATGAGGTTATGAGGTATCACAAACAAGGTAAAGGCAGATGCGGACACAAGTATCACACTTTTTTTCACACCTCACACCCTCAGCTTTGCTCATACTTAAGACATTCCGATAAGTGGGAACAAACTGGAGCTATGTTATTTGGTTCGAATAAAAAAAGAAGTCAGACATCAATTAATAAAACGGGCAACGGTCAAATTGTTGGCTGCGGTTATGGTGGACACTTCAGAGCTGTACAATCTTTTAAATATATTGAAAATGAAGAAAATTAGAGTTTTTATTTCTGGTCAAAAATACTTTGGTCAAGAAGTTTTTAGGTTATGCCAACGCCTAGATTTTATTGAAATAGTTGGCGTTTGCGCACCTGTTGGCGATAAGTACTTGACTAGATTGGCTAACATTCACAACGTTCCCATTATTGAGGCGGGAACTTTGAACCACGAAAACTTTCCTGATAATGTTGACCTTGGCGTTACTGCTCACTCATTTGACTACATAGGGAGGCTAACTAGATATAAGCCGTCAATAGGCTGGATTGGTTACCATCCTAGCCTTTTGCCTAGACATCGGGGCAAGTCCTCAATTGAATGGGCTCTTAGAATGAGAGAGCCTGTAACCGGTGGAACTGTGTTTTGGCTTAACGCTGGCATTGACAGGGGCGATATTGCTTACCAGGAGTTTATACATATCGACCCTCAACATTTCTTAAATGTGAGGTCAGGTGCTCAAAAGATTTGGAATGATGATCTATTACCTATGGGTTTAAAACTGTTTGAAAAGGCATTTAAAGACATTTCAAATGGAATTATAATAAAGATTCCTCAGGAGGACAAATATTCCACGTTTGAGCCTTCTACAGACGTTAAAGACATATTTAAACCTGATTTATTGATGTTGAACCCGTGAGTTAAATTTCAAATGACCACATGTGTGTTTTGTGGTCATTTGAAATTGCTAATTTTGGTATTTTGATTTTTTCGAATATAAAACT